TATAATTCTGGTCTTGATAACGAAGACAATAAGACTTTGTATTTTTCTAAATAGCGTTCAAATTTTACCGTTGGATCAACATTTGGTCTATTTGTTCCTCCATATTTGGCATCTATGATATAGTTTAGCATTCTAACGGTGTCCCATATTAAAAAGCCTAAAGATGCGTAATAAATTCCATATTCTGTTTTGTTGTAGACAATAGATGATTGGAAAAACCCATTTCTTGACGAAACACCAGAAAAGTCTTTTTTATTATAGTTTTCAAAATTTTTGGTCTTGTCTAATTCAAGTGGGCCGTAATGAATTGCTTTAGATGGTATATGTGGTACAATGTCTACCATGGAATCTAAATAAACTTGTCCATCAAATTCTAATTTATATTCAACAGTCGTTAAAAAGCCTCGATCAACTTGTTTGAATTCTGATATAAAAATATTTTTACTATTCAATAGTTTTTCTATATTTGAATCTGATACATATTTATTTAAATAGTCTGCAAACAAGCCACCCAATTCTTTAGATATATCCAGCATCCAATTTTCTGTCATTTTTTGTTCAGATGTAAACAATGGCGATTTAGAAGGAGGTATATCTAGAAATAGTCGCATATCGAAATCATGTGTATTTAAAACACCTGTTTTCGCCGTATGCTTTATGTAATAATCAAACGCTGCACCTCCTCCTATAATTAATTTTAAATGCCTAACGAGTTTATTTATGCCTTGTGTATTATCTGACAAGGTGAATTGTCTATTGGCATAAATAATAAAGTTCATAACGGCAGGAGTAATTAATTCTTTATATAGAATATTGGGCCCAAAGCTATTATTAGAAATATTTTTTTCTAAAATTTCTTCAATGGTTGCCATTTATTAATTTTTTTATTTTTTTTATTCATTTTATAATAAAAATGTCTTGTTCATCAACCAGAACTTTACACAATATTTGCGTTCCCCCCTGCCCAGAAGATAATGGCGTTGCATTATGCCCATGCCCCGTCGCTGCGGCTTTTGCCTGCAGACCTTTATGCCCTTGCCCAGATTTAGAAGACAACGTCTTTTTCTCACAAGGAAGACTTGCAAACGAAGTTTGCTTAGATCTTTTATCAGTTATTGGAGTACCTCAAGTTTTTTCCGGAACAGCAATTAATCTTCAGACTGAATTGGCTGAAACAAAATTTGCAGCTGTTGCATGCCCAGCTGTTATTACTTTAGCTCTATTACCTGTTGTTTCTCCACGCGCTTTCTTGGAATTAGGAACTGTTAAAAACGGAGCTTTTACAGGCCCTATGCCTCCAGTAGTTATTGCTAACGACGAAACATATGAGATTTTTGTCAATGGTAAGTCATGTGGCACTGTTGTACTTGCTTCCCCTTAATAACCTTTTTCATTATTTATTATAATGAATCGTTAAAACTATGTTTTAAAATGCTGCAAATCGTTTTTTCCAATCTTTAATTAAAAGTTTTTCAACAACTTGTCTTGCCATTAAATTGGGAATTTTGTTAATTTCATGCTGTAAAAGGTCTTCAGAAAATTCATAATAAACTGGAGCAAATTTTGATCGCGAAAGTAGTCTATTGACTGGCGGTCTTTTATAATAATTATGTAACAAATCTGAGTAATAGTAATATGAACCATTATATGTAAACCAACGAAGTAAGACGATACCTATTGACCAATAGTCATGTGCTTGCAATTGTTCCCATGAAATAGTTCTATTTTTACCACGTATAGCTGCCATATCGGGGCTTGCTGTGTAATATGTACCAATTGTGCCACATGGCCAATTTCTGCGAGAGGTGTTTACTGTAGAATTTATTTTTACACATGACAAACCAAAATCTATAAATCGGAATATTTTTAAATTCATATCCCACATTAAATTTTCATCCTTTATATCTTGATGAACAACGCCAGTAGAATGAATATGCTTTATCCCGTTTATCAAATCATACACAATCCGTTCATCATTTTGTCTTGTTGATAAAGGCAACTGTAAACCAGTTATTAATTTATTGACAGAAACACCGTCGACATAATCCATTACTATTTGTGCACCATCTTCCATATTTATACTCCAATCTTTTATACATACAGCATATGGTTCACATGTTGGCAATATAGATTTTAGTGCAGCCAATTCGATAATAAGATCTTCTTGTAAAGACAAATAATCTGGAACTTTTAATTTCTTAATGGCTACTTGCTGTCCAACAGAATCCTTAGCCAACCAAGTTACGCCATATGTTCCTTGGCCTAAAATATTTTCCAATACATACATTTACATTTGAAAATAAATATTATACAGAAATATTTACAGCTAATACTGGGTCACAAGGTACCTCATTTATTAATATTACATAAAGACCTGCTGGTAAAGCAATAGGAACAGGAATAGGTGAAAACACGCCATTAACTATTTCTGCAATGGCGGCGCCACCAAACGATGGATTGAATAATGCAATGTTTGCAATTGTTGATATATTTGGAAAAGTTTGCTGAGATAAACATAAAATGAAATCATCAAAAGTTATTGGATTTTGTATACATGGTATTGTAGTATCACAAATTTGTGCTCTTTCTATAGGAGTTATATCATTAAATGCAACTGTTAGTATGCTATCAGTTACACATGGATTTCCGTTAATTGTAATAGCGTATTGTCCAATTGGTGTGACAGTTATATTTGTGGGGGTTGCAACACCTCCTATGATAGTTGCTGCAACAAAAGAAACTTGCTCTTGAACAAGAGTTATTTCAACGGGACAGCTAAATATAGGCCAATTTGTTAATCCCATACATTGCATAAATTGTAATGTAGTTTGAAATGTAATTGTTGAACATGCCTCATATCTATTAGCTACTTCTTGACACATAATGTTAATAATTTGAGCTTGTGTAAAGTTTCCATTGTCTAATATTTCTAAACATGGTTTTAATGGTCTGAATGAAAATGCTGAATTTGGTTCACATGGGCAAGAATTCGTTGAACAATTTGAAACACAAATATTGTGTGTTGAACGTAATGATGAACAAGACATTTTAAATTGAAATTTAAAAAATATTTTAAAATAAAATAAAATGTCTATTTTTGTTGAAAAAGCTAGTTTAACAAAAAAGGACGAAATACAACTTTTAAAACATAGCAAAGTTAAAGAACTAAGAACGAATTTTAAACCATATCCAAAAACTCATAAATTATATGTAGAAACGGAAACTTTTTATGTATGTCCTCGTGCTATAGGAATTTCCGGGAAATCATATAGAAAGCATTTTAAAACACCTAGATATAAGATTCTTTTCGATTATCAAAAAGACCCATTTACAGGAAATGGTGGTGATAACCCAGATGATAAAGAGGAAGACAGAAATCAAGAAGAAACTATACAATTGGGGATTGATAAACTTGTAACACAAGGACACGCCTTTTACTGGTTCTCAACCGGTTATGGAAAAACGCTTTGTGCAATAGAAACTGTTCGACGATTAGGGCGTGTGACATTGTGGGTTGTTTTTAATTTAGACGTTCAACAACAAACATATGATGAATTGAAAAAGTTTTCCAATGCCAAAGTAGAATGGTATAAAAATAAAAAAGAACCATCAGAATCTGCACAAATCGTTATTGTTGGTCTTAAAAAAGCTGCAACGTTGCCAGTTACATTCTTGTCACGATTCCAAACCGTAGTATTAGATGAAGTAGATCAAGCTCCAGCAAAAAGCTTTTTTCCCCTGTTTCCTAAAATTTGTCCAGATTATTTATTAGGACTGTCAGCAACCACGAAAAAATCAAATGGTCTAGATAAGACACTCCATAAATATTTTGGTCCAGAAAAAGAATTTATATATAGATTTGTTACTAAAGAAAATGTAACAGCTATTAAAGTTCAAACAAATTTTATACCAAATTTACAAATTGTCACAAATGTATTAGGTGATACGCAGATAGATAAACATGAAATTGACAAGTCTTTAGCAGAAAATAAAGCAAGAAACAAGTTAATCTTTAATTTGGTTGCAGAAAAATCTAAAGATGGGCAATGTCTAGTTTTATCACCAAGACAAGAAAATATTCGTTGGCTTTATGATAAATTTTCTGGGGCTGGTTACGACGTAGATTATAAAACTGTTGGAAAACAAAATCTTGATAAAACTAGAAGAATTTTAATTGCAGGAATGATGGGTTCGTCGCGTGGCATGGATTGCAAGGCTAAATATGTCTTTTTATTAGGTATGCCTCACAATATGATGCAGGCCGGTGGACGTTTGCGAGATCCGCATGGTTTCTTGTATATATTTATAGATAAATTTGAAAAGTTTGAATTGGAATGGAATCGAAAATGCATTCCTTATTTTAGGAAATTGGAATGCAAAATAATGTTTACTGTTCAAAATGATACAGAATTGTCAGAATTGCGCCCATGGACTGTACCTAAAAAAGAAAAGGAAGAGTCGATTATCGATTCTTACGTCGATTAAGGATAATTGAAAAAAAGTTTTATATATTTATAAATATATAAATACAAAGAGTTGTTTCACAAGTGATAATAAACTCTATAATTCGAGTTTTGGATGTCTAATTTTCATTAACAAATTGAAAAATAAAAACTATATTCATTTTCTAAAAATGAATTGTGACACAGGACGCGAATTCGATTTCACAAACCCACAAGATGATCCACATCTCTACGCACCTCCACCAACTGGGTTTGCCTACAGTTACGATGGTACTTTGGTGGCAGCTCCAATGACGTCTAGGTCGATGGGCAGCTGGATTGGTAGTCGTCAATATTCAATTCTTTTCCTACAAAACCCTGGAATTGGTAATGGGGAATGGTTGGAAATTCATGAAAAGTTTTTAGATGTCATTGCACATTACAAAGATTGTGATATTAAAATTTATTCAGCTGGACCTCCATGCGGAGGTTACTATTATCGCGTCGATTACCAAGACCAAACTATTATTGAACAGTTGGAAAAAATTGGACTAAAAGCAAGTGACTATGCAGAACAACTAATTACAGAAGGAACACTCAAACGCGTTTTTCCAAAGACGAAATCTAATGAAATATTTTAAAAAATTGAAAAATAAAAACTATATTCATTTTCTAAAAATGAATCAACTTGATGAACTTTTATTAAAACTCCCAGCTGCTCTTCAAGCCAACCTAAATGACCAAAGGGCTCTCGATCTTGCTAGAAAAGACGCTATATGGAAAAGAATCTACAATACTATCAACGTTGCACTTACAAAGAAACAAACATATATTAAGGTTGATTTAGATGGGCTATTAATTTCAGAGTGTGATGAATTGGATAAGAAAATTAATAGTCTTCCAGGTTTAACTAGTACACTTGTAACATTTGCAGATGGTGATGGAAATCACCTTACAATTACTTTAACAAATTGAAAAATAAAAACTATATTCATTTTTAGAAAATGAATGCAATTTCAGAAATTAATAATTGGTGTTTGAAAAATTCAAAACCAGTTCCAACTTTTACATTTGAAGGTCATGGTACTCAGTGGACGTGTACTGTTGATTCTATTACAAGTATGATACATTCTTGTAAAAGCGACGCAAAACTCGACGTAGCCAACAAACTTTGGAATCGTATGAAAAATGAAAATAAAATTCTTCTCAGTCCTCCTACAACCACCATTATACTTTTAGACGGAGATCAAAGAGTCGATTGTTGGAAATGGCTTGCTCATCCAGATGTTTCGTTTGTAAATGTAACTGTACAAGTATTTGTAGGGCCGTCAAGTCATCGCGAGAATTATGATAAAATGAAATTAAATGTTTCAAAAACAACAAGTCGTGATTCTGCAGATGCAGCAATATTAATTACTTTAGGGGAATTAATGTTTTTATATCCAGCAACTAAAATTTTAATTGTTTCAGCTGATCATATTCTAGTTCAAGCAGCAATGGATTACTATCCAAATGTTGCGTATGCTATAAATCTAAAAGAACTAAAGGGTTATTTCCGGATAAATTGAAATATAAAAATAAAAATATAAAAAATATAAATGGAAGACGAACCAAATTATTTAGAAGATCATGAAGACGTTGAACAAATCGTGTATGAAGAAGAGGAGGAGATTGAGCCTTTAGATGACGAAGAGGAAGAGGAGGAAGAAGAGGAAGATAGCGATGATAAAAAGGAAAAAAAGATTAAACAAAGACAATCAGATTTAAAAGAGAAATATAATTTATTGGCGAGTAAAAAGAAATATCCAACAACCTATAAAGAACTATCTTGTAAAACGCCTTTTTTTGAGCTATCACTTTGGCAGTCATGCAAACTCGCAGAACAAACTGTCATTGAATTTGACACGCGTAAGAAAGAAGCTGTCAAAGGGCTTTATAAATGCAACAAGTGCAAAGGTCAAGAAGTTTATATTGTTTCACTGCAAACGAGGAGTGGCGATGAATCAACAGATGCATACGCGAATTGTATCAATTGTCGCAACGTGTGGAAAATCGTATAATTTCATATTTTTAAATATGAAAGTAATAGATATTGTTTATAGTTTTTCCAAACGTTCAATCATGTTTTTTAGATACAAAATGAAATCATTTTTCTTTTCTTTGGGAATAAACAGTGATTCAGGTTGGTCGTCGCCATAGACATCCCAATTGACAATTGAGAGAAACGCTCCATCGTTAGTTTCGTCGAGTTGAACCGTCATTTGATCGTTTTTAAAACAGCCATATAAACTGTCCTTAATAACTTGCAAAATATCCACTTTAATTTTTTTGTTTTGGATGCATTGAACAAGTTGATCGCGAAACTCCTCGACACTTTTCATTTCGGTCCAGTTAATATTCTCAAACAGATATTGCTCGTAAAAAATGTCATGTTCGTCACAAAGATTTTCAAAAATCTTGGCAACTTGCTCCTCAGAAAATGTAATGGTTGTCATGTTTAGTTATGAGTGAATATTCTAAACTTTAGATTTTAAAAATCAATTTAATCTTCCTCTGCGTCCACATTTTCCTCCGCGGCATCCATTGGGGCCAATAAGACCTCCTCCACATTTTCCACCGAGGCATCCATTGGGGCCAATGAGATGATTGCGGGGATATGGTCTATAAGGATAATGATTAAAATAATATGGCATGAATGGATATGTAAAAGTTGAGGGATAAACAACTGCATCTGTAACAGTTTGGGGAGTGGGCGTGGATGCAGGCGCAGGTTTGTATAAGCTTTGCGATCCTATGGATAATAAAGAACCGAGTATGACTGTAAGGGCAATGCCAATTAAGAGTGGAATAATCCAGTCCATTTTATAATAAATATTTTTATTTTTGTAAAAATTTAACAAAAATATAAATTAAAATTATTGTTAGAAATAATGGCAATAGAATAGAAAAATAATAAAAAATTGTATAACCTGGTTCTGCAATTTTATCCATATTTAAGAATTTATAAATCATCCTTAATATACTACTTCCAAATCCCCAGTTTTTACTATTTTCAGTGTCTGGAAATGTTTGATAACATAAAGGTGTGTTGTACATATATCGGGTACCATATATATTTATATACCAATCCCAATCTAAAATTTCTTCTTTATGATTTAATGTTTTGTTTATAAATTCATTGCTATAAATACAAGCATGTGCACCAGTTGATAAATAAACCTGTGATGTAGTACCATCTACAGGACGGCTTATATATGGAACGGTTCCTAATTGATAAATATAATTCTTATTTTTGATTATAAAATGATTTACATTGTTTATATCCTCTTGTTTTAGAGTTGTAAAATCGTAATCGTCTTCTAAAATTAAAATCCTTTTCATATTTTGGCTAAATTTAAATATTTCTAAAAAAGTTGCAACAAGATCTGTAGGTGGAGATGTTACATTTGGTTTTTTACATTTTTTATAACCTTGATTATAAACTATATAAACTTTTTTAGAAGGTTTATAGCGTTCTAATTGAGATTTTATATTTTCTATTCTATCTGTCCCTTCCAAGTGAATAATAAAAGTCGCATCAACGTTGAATAATCCATCATCAAAATTATATTGTTTGAAATTATAACATTCCATTTAAAATATAAAAAATTTAAATATAATATAAATTTCTATTATAAATAGAAAATGCCAAAAGTATGTTTGATGGTGGACGGGCTCATAGGGGCTGGTAAATCGACCTTTTTAGAAAATATTAAATCTAAATATCCGTCGCTGACTGTCATTTATGAACCTATTGAAAAATGGATGGCTAGTGGTCTATTAGAAAAATTTTACGAGGATCCTAAGAAATGGGCGTTTAAATTGCAATGTTTTATTATGGAAAGTTTTATAGAAGATTTAGAAGAGGCATTTAAAAATGACGTAGATTTTATTATAATGGAACGTGGTCATTTGGCTGCATATACGATATTTTCATACAATCATTGGAAAAACGGTATATTAACAGATGAAGAATACAAAATGATGGAAGAAAAACATTATGAAAAAGATCGTGAATTACGAGAAAAAGGTTATATTTTAGATCATATTTATCTAAATGTTCCAATAGATACTGCCATGGAAAGAATCGCACTGAGAAACCGTGGTAATGAAAAAGAATCTATTACTAGGGAATATCAAATGAGCTTTTTAAAACGTTATGAAGAACTGTGTCTAACTCCATATACACTTGATCAACTAAATGAATTAATAGATAAATTGGTGGCTTTGATGGATTAAATTCCATATTCTTTCTTTAACCAAGTTGCATCTGCTTTAAATTTTTTACTATTATCTGGGTTTGAATTTTTTTGTAATGTTGCAACTGCGTTTAGTTTACGAAAGATTGCGAGTGCTCCGTATTTCTTTACGGCTTTTTTGACGGCTTGACGTCTGACTGCTGCGGTTTGTTCAATTGAATAGCCAAATTGTGATAACGTGCCTTTTTTCAAGGGTCCGATGAGATTTTTAGTTTTTGTGCATACAAATGTTGGTTTAACTTTTACTCCGTCTTGTCTGGTATAACCGGATCGTATGTGTCCTTGTACACAAGTCATTTTATTTCTAGGAATAAAAAAAATTGAATATTTATTAATTAATAAATATTTTAAAAATGGACCAATTCATTAAAGCTCGTGACAATGATGATATTTTAGAGCTTAGAAACTTGATAATTAATTATTGGAAGGATGATTATATAAATGAAGCTAATCAAGATGTATTGATGGATATAGCAGAGTTTAATCCTAGCCAGTTTCATAAAATTAAAGATTTATTGGAACCGGATAATTTAAATTTTTGTTTGAAATATTATTTGTAATTTCATATTGTTAAATATGAAAAAATTTATTATGGTTGTTGCAGTAATATTCTATAATTTGTACCACCTATATTACATATTAAATAAACAATACCACCAGTTGGAGCAGTTGCAGTTGTAGTAAACGATGTTTTAAATTCTTGTGCCGAAGTATTATTTACACGGACTGCGAACAATCCAGTTGGAGCTGTTGGGGTTGCATCTTTTCCGAGAGCAATAGAATGTGCTGGCTGTCCAGTAAGACCTGCGGCAGCTCCTATTGCGATTGCAAACCCTGATATACCTCCCTGATCTGTTCTTCCAGCTCTTGGACCAATCGCAATTAATGATCCCACACTACTTAGAATACCAGTCTCTCCGGCTAGGAAGCCAATCGCTACTGAATCTGCTGGTTGCTGGTATCTACCGGCATAGCGGCCGATTGCAACAGAATCCGAACCTTGAAACGTTTTGCCGGCTTGTTTACCAATTGCGACCGAGCTATCCTTTTGAAAAGATCTTCCAGCGTCGTTTCCAATAGCAATTCCATTTGAATCTTGAAAATTAACACCTGCATATCGACCAATTGCAACACACCCGAACTTTTGAGCTTGAAGACCTGCTCCCCTACCTATGGCAATTGCATAATTTGCCTGACCAGTCAAACCCGATTCTCTTCCAATTGCAACAGAATCCGAACCTTGAAACGTTTGGCCGGCTTGTGAACCAATTGCAACGGCATTTGTCTGTTGTCCAGTCTCGCCGGCTAAATTACCAATTGCTACACAGTTATCACCCTGTATAAATTTACCAGAATCAACACCAATCGCAACCGAACGAGATCCTTGATTTTGTTGTCCTGCACTTACGCCAATTGCAACGGCATTAGTCTGTTGACCAACATTTCCGGCTTGTGAACCAAGTGCAACGGCATTAGTTTGTTGTCCAGTCTCGCCGGCTAAATTACCAATTGCTACACAGTTATCACCCTGTATAAATTTACCAGAATCAACACCAATCGCAACCGAACGAGATCCTTGATTTTGTTGTCCTGCACTTACGCCAATTGCAACGGCATTAGTCTGTTGACCATTATTTCCGGCTTGGTTACCAATTGCAACGGCATTAACTTGTTGGCCAGTCTGTCCAGCTATTCTCCCAATTGCAACAGCTTCGGAACCTTGAAACGTTTGGCCGGCACTTAGGCCAACTGCGACTGAATTAGACCCTTGACCAACATTTCCAGACTGATTACCAATCGCAATAGCATTAATTTTTTGGCCAGTCTGTCCAGCTATTCTCCCAATTGCAACAGCTTCGGAACCTTGAAACGTTTGGCCGGCTTGTGGTCCAATTGCAATGGCATTTGTCTGTTGTCCAGTCTCGCCGGCTAAATTACCAATTGCTACACAGTTATCACCCTGTATAAATTTACCAGAATCAACACCAATCGCAACC